TAGTGGTAACACTTATTCGATAATTTTAGAATTAGTTAAAACTTACGCATAAGGAGTAAATTATGTATAAAAAAACTAAAGGCTACGCAGGCGGAGGCATGGTCAAAAAAACAAAAGGTTATGCAGGTGGAGGCATGGCCAAGGGCACCAAAGGTTATGCAGCTGGTGGCATGACTAAAGGCACTAAAGGCTATGCTAACGGAGGCATGGCTAAGGGCAAAGGCACTAAAGGTTATGCTAGAGGCGGTATGGCTAAAGGTACTAAAGGGTTTTTTATTGGAGGTGTAGTTAACACTACAGCTTTGAAAAAAGAAAAAGAAAAAGAAAAACTGAAAGACAAAAAACCAAAAAGACGTGCTCAAAAAAATATATCACCAGAATCTATTAAAGGCGGTGGCAAACGTAAGCTTAAAAGACCAAGAATATTACCAGGTGCCCCAGGTTACAAAGGGAACTAAATTTGGTCTACAAAAAAACCTAAAAATAAAGAATAGAAAAAAACAAAAAAATATAATTAGTGCCAAATTTAATTAGTAATATTCCATACTTTAAATGTTGGGTAAGGAGAGAATTCACATGTAATCATAGAAATTATCATGGTGAGTTCATTCACGCCTATGCTATTGCTGTCAATACTATTCCAGATCGATCTTTATCTTTTCAAGTAGTCTTCACTGGTTGTGAAATCGATGATGAAGACTGGCAAGAGGGTAACATTCACGGCGGCGCTATGTGGGCTAGAATGCCAATTCAAGCTTTAGTTGCTGACATACCTTTAGAACAGTGGCCAGAGCCAATGGAAGATCATATTGCTCAACCCTGGGACTGCGAATCCAGAGATCATTCAACAATCATCATGGATCGAGTCAGCTCTAGTCCTTGGATCTGCAAGATAGCTGGTGAGTTTTATACGGGTAAATATTTATTTACGGTGGATTATACAAACAATGAAATAGCTGACGATCCTGCTCAACATAAACAATCACATGTGTTATATTTAACTGACGCTGGTAAGTGGACAGGCAACTTTGTTGCTTTACCTAACAATAGAGTTAGAGCAACAAGCCCAGCTTTGTGGCGAACTGGAGAAGGTGCTCCAGATTTTATGCCATCACAGTGGCTTCACTCAGCTGAAGGACATGAAAGTTATTTAGATCCAAAGATAACTTTTAATAATTTATACGATGAGGATGATTAAATGGCAACTTCAAATAGCACAAACTTTGAACCAAATGTAACTGAGTTCGTTGAAGAAGCTTTTGAGAGGTGTGGGGTTGAATTAAGAACCGGTTACGATTTAAAAACAGCCAGAAGATCTATTAACTTAATGTTGGCTGAGTGGGCTAATCGCGGTTTGAATCAGTGGACTATCGAACAAGCAACACAAACAGTTACTGAAGGTACAACCGATTACACTTTAAACGCTAATATTATTGATGTCCTAGATGTTGTCGTTAGAAGAACAGTCAATCAAACTCAAACCGATATCAGTATGGATAGAGTTAGTCGTAGTGAATACATTAATATTCCAAACAAAACTACCAAAGCTAGACCAACACAATTTTTTCTAGACAAATTAAATACACCAGTTTTAAAAATTTGGCCAGCCCCAGAAAACTCTAGCGATATTTTAGTGTTTAATAAAATAGTTAGAATGGATGATGCAGACTCAGCCATCGACACCATGGACATGCCTTTTCGTTTTTATCCATGTTTCGTTGCAGGCTTGGCTTATTACATTTCCATGAAAAGAGCACCAGAAAGAACTTTACCTTTAAAAGAAATATACGAAGAAGAATTTAGAAGAGCGGCTGATCAAGACGAAGATCGAGCTTCGCTTCGAATAGTGCCATATTCTCAGGGGTACTAATGGCTAAAACATCAGGCAAATACGCTTATGGAATATGTGACATAAGTGGGTTTCGTTACAAACTAAAAGACATGAGAAGAACTTGGGATGGGCTTCTAGTAGGTCCTGATCAGTGGAATGCTAAACATCCTCAACTAGAACCTAGAAGACACATAACCGATGCTGAAGCTTTAATAAATCCTAGACCGAATACTGATTTAGAAGTTAATCAAGGCAGAGTTTTTACAAACAAAGATCCGATTGGTTCGATTTTAACTGGTGTTTTTAGCACTAGTGCTATTGGCGCAGTCGAAGTTACTGTAGATATTCCAGCTAACCGAGCAGTTTTGGATAGTCAAGTAGCGACAGGATCCGTCGGAGCAATTGTTATTTATGAAAATGAATCAAACACCTTGACTGGACAAGCAGCAACGTCAGCTTTAGGTACTGTTTCAGTAACTGCTTCAGCATACACAACTTATACCGTTACGGTAGCTAGTTATCTTGGAGCGAATTATTTTTACATTGGTGGCTCTAGAGCACCTACTTTATCTTTGACAGAAGGACAAACTTATAGATTTGATCAATCCGATAGCAGTAATGGTGGACATCCACTAAGATTTTCTACTACCTCTAATGGCACGCATGGAGGTGGTAGTGAATACACTACAGGAGTTACGACCAATGGCACCCCAGGATCTTCTGGAGCCTATACTCAAATTACAGTGGCTGTAGGAGCTCCAACGCTATATTACTATTGCACAAACCATTCTGGCATGGGTGGAACAATAAACACCTAATGCTATAATAAATTATGACCTTAGCCGAACTAAAAACTTTAATTCAAAATTTTTGTGAAAGCACAGAAACAACTTTCGTGGCTACTCTAGACGACATCATAAAAAATGCTGAGGACAGAATATTTGAATTAGTACAATCAGACTTTTTTAGAAAAAACGTACAAGGTAATCTTGCTACTGGCAATAGATTTTTAACTTGTCCGACTGATTTTCTTAGCAGTTTTTCTTTGGCTGTTATCGATGCCAATAACGATTATGAGTTTTTATTAAAAAAACACTCTAGCTTCATGCAGGAATATACAGTTGATGTCTCTGATACTGCTCTACGAAGCAAACCTTTATACTATGCTGACTTTGATAAAGAATTATCAACAGGCTCTAATGAGGGCTCTACAATTATAGTGGCACCAGTGCCCGATCAAAATTATAGTGTGGAGTTGCATTATCTTTATCGACCAAATAGTTTAGTCACTGACACCACTGGAACTTGGTTATCTACTAATGCAAGAAACGCTTTGTTGTACGCTTCTTTAGTTGAGGCCTATACTTTTTTGAAGGGAGATGCAGATTTAATGGCTACTTATGAAAATAGGTTTCAACAAGAAATTATGAGATTAAAAAACAGAGCAGAAGCGAGAGGTAGGAGAGACGAGTATCGATACGACTCGTTACGTACGCAAGTTACTTAATGCAAAAAATAAAAGAATTACAAGGCAAAAAAATTGCTATTGTTGGTTTAGGTAAAAGCTGGTTTGATTTTGCTTTGGCTAGAACCAATGGTACTCCTTTCGATGAAGTTTGGGCAATCAACGCTGTTGGCAATGTAATTTACCACGATCGAGTTTTTATGATGGATCCAGCTTCTAGATTCTTTGATAGCGATGATGCAGGGTTTCAAACCAATGGTGCTCAAGAGATGTTAAAAAAACACGAGGGACCAATCTATACTTGTGAGTTAGACTCAAGGTGCCCAGGTTTAGTTGAATATCCGATCAAAGAAGTTGTTGAAGAAACCAATTGTCACTATTTAAACAATACTGTTGCTTATGCTATTGCTTTTGCTTTTTGGCACAAAGTTAAAGCCATTCATTTATTTGGCATAGACTTTGGTTACAAAGGTAATCTCTATTTTGCTGAAGCTGGTAGAGCTTGTTGTGAATATTGGTTGGCACTTTGTATGAAGGAGGGCATTGAAGTCGGTGTTGCAGCTTCGTCTTATTTATTAGATACAGCCGTCAAAGAAGACGAAAAGCTTTACGGTTATCATCGTTTAGCAGATCCATTAGTAACTCATTACGATGTTGAAGATAAAAAATTAGTGGTAAAAAAAATGAGTGAAGTAAACAAACCAATGCCAATGCCAGAACCAACTTTAGTTGGTAGAAACGAAGATCAAAAAATAACTGTTAATGAAATAGCAGAAAACTCCACGATAGAACCAAAAAAATGGTAGATAAAATAACTCCAAGCGGCTTACCAGAACTAGGCATAGTTGAAGCCAAGACTACTAATTTTGGTGGACACCCGCCAGAGTTTTGGGCAGAACGCTTAGCTGAAAAGATTGTTGAGTCTTCTGGTAACTATGAACCTCACATTTTAGAGCAAGCTTTAGTGTATAAAAATTTAATTTATCAAGTTTGTTTAATTTACATAAAAAATGCTATAAAATCATACAAAGCTAGTTTGATTCAAGAGCTAATAAGTGCTGGCGATGAGGACTTGGCTGAAATTATTAAAAGGATATAACATGGCTATTACATCTACACTTACAACTAGTTTCAAGCAAGAGTTACTTGAAGCAGTGCACAACTTTAAAAACTCTGGTGGTGATACTTTTAAATTAGCTTTATACACAAGTTCAGCTACTTTGGGAGCCACAACTACTGCTTTTACTACCACTGGTCAAGCTTCAGGCACCAACTATACTTCAGGTGGCGCAAACCTAACTAGAGTAGATCCAACTACTGGCGGAACTACAGGTTTCACTGATTTTGCAGATTTAACTTTTGGCACGGCTACTGTTACTGCTAGAGGTTGTATGATTTACAACTCAACTGATAGTAACAAATCAGTGGCTACCATTGACTTTGGTGGTGATAAAACTTCAACTGCTGGAGACTTTACTATCGTATTTCCAGCCGCTGCTGCATCTACTGCTATTATCAGAATAGCGTAAGGAGGGAAGCATTGTGGCTTTCGTCCTTAACGATAGAGTAAAGGAGACTACCACCACTACGGGAACCGGTACTGTTAACCTTGGTGGCGCAGCAACAGGTTTTGAAACCTTTGTCGCTGGAGTTGGTAACAGTAATTCTACTTACTATTGTATCGCTGGGCAGACTACTGCTGAGTTTGAAGTAGGTATTGGTACCGTTACAGACGCTTCACCCGACACGCTTTCCCGTACCACAATCT